TCAGTCGCGTTGAATCCAGCATGGAAGCCCGGCTGATCCAGCTCATCATGAAAGAGGTAAAGGGGAATGGTGATTACAAAGAGATAGACGCGCTCGGCCGTCAGATTGAGCGCCTTGCCCGCGTTGAGCGCTACCGCAGCAGCGGCAACGAGGCCGACTTAAATCCTAACGTGCGCAACCGCAACCGGGGCGAGCGCCAGCCGGTTGTTAAAAATGAGTTCAGCGAGGAACAGACAGACAAGCTGACCCGCTATTTTATGGATAACTGCTTTGAGTATCAGCTCAACTGGCACCGCGCAGGGCTGACTCACCGCATCCGCAATATCCTGAAATCCCGCCAGATTGGCGCAACGTTCTACTTTGCCCGCGAGGCGCTGATAGACGCGCTGACCACCGGGCGCAACCAGATATTTCTTTCGGCCAGCAAGGCGCAGGCGCACGTCTTCAAAAACTACATCATCGACTTCGCCCGCCAGGCTGACGTTGACCTGAAAGGCGATCCCATCGTGCTGCCGAACGGCGCGCGCCTGATATTCCTCGGCACGAACGTGCGTACCGCGCAGAGCTACACCGGCAATCTGTACCTGGACGAATATTTCTGGATACCGAAATTCCAGGAGCTGCGCAAAGTCGCCAGTGGCATGTCGCTGCACAAAAAGTGGCGCACGACCTACTTTTCCACGCCGTCGGCCCTGTCGCACAGCGCCTATCCGTTCTGGTCGGGCGAGCTGTTTAACAGGGGGCGGCGCAGCAAAGATGATCGCATCGAGATAGACCTGTCGCATTCTCACCTGGCAAAAGGCGCGCTGTGCGGAGACGGGCAGTGGCGGCAGATTGTCACGGTCGAGGATGCACTGACCGGCGGCTGCAACCTGTTCGACATTGACCAGCTGCAGCTTGAGTACAGCCCGGCGGAATATCAGAACCTGCTGATGTGTGAGTTTGTCGACGACGAGGCAAGCGTGTTCCCGTTCGCCGAGCTGCAGAGCTGCATGATCGACAGCCTGGAAGAGTGGGAAGACTTTAACCCCTATCTGCCGCGCCCGTTTGCATACCGGCCGGTCTGGATCGGCTATGACCCGTCACATACCGGCGACAGCGCAGGCTGTGCGGTTATCGCGCCGCCGCTCGTTGCGGGCGGTAAATTCCGCGTGCTGGAGCGTCACCAGTGGCGGGGCATGGACTTTGCCGCGCAGGCGAAATCTATCGAGGACTTAACGAAAAAGTACACCGTTGAATATATCGGCGTGGATGCAACCGGCATCGGCCAGGGCGTTTTTCAGCTGGTACGCCAGTTTTACCCGGCCGCGCGCGAGATCAAATACTCGCCGGAAGTGAAAACCGCAATGGTACTCAAGGCGAAAGACACCATCAGCAGCGGGCGGCTTGAGTATGACGCCGGGGCGACGGACATCACGCAGTCTTTTATGGCTATCCGCAAAACCATGACGGCCAGCGGCAACCGCTCAACCTATGAGGCGAGCCGCAGCGAAGAGGCCAGCCACGCCGACGTCGCCTGGGCCATCATGCACGCACTGTTAAACGAACCGCTTACCGCAGCCAGCGGCGGCGCTAACCCCTCAATTCTGGAATTTTACTGATGAGCAAACACAGAGGCCGCAAGGCTCACTCCACCAACGCGCAGCCGGTACAGGCAACCGCACCGCAGCAGCACGCCGAGGCGTTTACCTTTGGCGATCCTACGCCGGTGATGGATAAGCGCGACATTCTGGATTACGCCGAGTGCATCGGTAACGGGCGCTGGTTTGAGCCGCCGGTCAGCTTTAACGGTCTGGCGAAAAGCCTGCGCTCGGCCGTACATCACAGCTCGCCGATTTACGTGAAGCGCAACATTCTGGCTTCAACGTTTATTCCGCACCCGATGATGAGCCAGCAGGAGTTCAGCAAGTTTGCGCTTGATTATCTGGTCTTCGGTAACGCCTTTGCCGAGCTGCGCCGTAATAGCCTGGGTAAGCCGCTGCGCCTTGAAACCACCCCGGCCAAATTCACCCGCAGGGGTGTGAAGGATGGCGTTTACTGGTTTGTGAATGACTGGAAAGAGCCGCACGAATTTTCGGCCGGCAGCGTGTTTCACCTGCTGGAGCCGGATATTAATCAGGAGCTTTACGGCCTGCCGGAATACCTCAGCGCGCTTAACTCAGCCTGGCTGAATGAGGCGGCGACGCTGTTCCGCCGCAAGTATTACCAGAACGGCGCGCACGCCGGTTATATCCTCTACATGACCGATGCGGCGCAAAGCAGCAGCGACGTTGACCGGATGCGGCAGGCTATGCGCGATACGAAAGGGCTGGGTAACTTCCGCAACCTGTTTATGTACGCGCCAAACGGAAAGCCGGACGGAATTAAGATCCTGCCGCTTAGTGAGGTGGCGACGAAAGACGATTTCTTTAACATCAAGAAAGCCAGCCGCGACGACCTGTTAAGCGCGCACCGCGTACCGCCGCAGATGATGGGAATTATCCCGGACAACTCCGGCGGATTCGGTGACGCGGTGAAAGCGTCTCAGGTTTTTGTGCGTAACGAACTGACACCACTTCAAGAACGTATGAAAGAGCTAAATAATTGGATTGGAATTGAAGTCATTCAATTCAATAAATACCTTTTAGAAATATAAAATATATGGCCACTTGGGCCATATATTTATTTATTTATTTATTTATTTATTTATTTATTTATTTATTTATTTATTTATTAGCTATTATTTTCAAGGTTTCAAATAAAGGAAGGAAAGAAATGACATCAACGTTTTCAAACGGAGGCGTACAGGATTCAACAGCCATGGCAAAATTAATTTTACTTAGAGCCAAGCTATTTGATTCATTATCAAAAACATCAGAATCGACAATTTTCTGCTTAGCAGTGCTGAGGTAACTTTTAATTTTAGAAGCATTTAAAACCGCAATATTTTTGTCCTCGTTCAATCTGCCGAAAGCATTGAACTCACTAGACAGAAATATTCTTCTGCCATCTGCATCTTTCTTGAGAAGATCATCGTCTTGATACATAAGCTCGATGCACACTCCCTCATGATATGCACGAAAGTCAGGTTGAGGGATAGAAACGGCAAAAACATTATTACCTAACTCATTAAACTCTTTTTTACCGTAAAACTTACCATGCCCTTCATCCCTATCGAATATACCTATTATTTTACGCTTATTCTCAAGCAATTTAATATTTGCCAGGAAGGTATTTAATTTATCGTCAGAAAAAGAGTCGTCATCATATTCATGAAATTCAATATCAAGGTCTGTGAACTCCCCTCTGCTTTTGAATATTGCTAACGCTTTTTTTATATGACGCCAATCCGTTTTACCTTCAGTCACAACAATAGGTTTTTCACCTTTAACAATCTCGGCCTTAACCTTTTCAAAATTCTTGCTAAACTCATCAAATTCACTGATAAAAATACTATATGCCTTTTTCATTTCACTGAAGTCATTTTCATTGATGACATCACCATTTGGCATATTAAAGACTGTGTAGGAATCTCCAAAAACCTCCTTCATGCCAACCAAGAAAAAGGGTGAGTGTGATGTCATAATAAACTGTATTCTAGGGAATAACTTTAACATTTTAGGCAAGACATCTTTGGTGAACTCGATGTGTAAATTCAAATCCACTTCATCAATTACAACCAACCCTGTTATTTGAGTGGTGTCTAAAATATTCCCTTTTCCAGTTTTGTCATAGTCGCGAATAATTGAGCAGAACAATGAAACTATCATTGTTTCCCCGGAGGAAAGATGGCTAAAAGTTGGTGCGATAGCTGTTTCAACTCCATCAATAGTAGCTATAATGGAAATCCTTCTCCCATTTTCTTTTGCTGATACGCCAAATCTAGCCGAGCTAATTTCAGGTGACTTTATTTTAAGCATGGCGAATAGTATTTCATTTATTGCATTGACTATACCAGTATTTTTACCTTGTATAGGTATAAGAACAGGAACGTTTATAGGATTGAACCCATCACCTTCCTTGGTGAATAAAGGAATAACTTTAACAGACTGCTCATAGAGGTTTTTATCTAAAATAACATCCAAAATCCATGATTCAACCTCACTAATAACATCCATTTTTATTATATTACTAACATCTTGTCCAACATATTTTTCTGTTGATTGTATTCTTATATCCTCCTTTTCCACAAGCCATGCTGGCGAATAATATCTGTTAACAGGGAAATACAAAACAACCTCACTCCCAAATATCTCTTTAAAATTACCCTGAACTTCCCTATGAAACCCATTCTCATCAAAGTCGGCCTGAAAATTAATACCATAATGCTGCAAGTGATTTCTAGTTTCAGTTGGGTTGCTTGTAGCTATATCTCTATAAACAATCTGTGTGCCATCATTCTTGGCGTATTTGATACTAGTAAAGCTATAACTCGCGCCCTGTTTTATGTAATCTTTTTTGCCAGCCTTATAAAAGTTTTGTTCTTTTACCTCAGGTATTTTTTGAAAGCAGTTTCTTTTCATTTGAATTAATGAGTCAAGGATGCTCGTCATTACTAATGTTTTACCTGAGCCATTCCTTCCGACCAAAATTATAGGATCTGGATACCCATCTCTATTAATGGGCATATCGATATCCAATTTATCAATAGCCCCAACATTATTCATGCTAATATTCTTGAGGTACATACTCTCGCCTTCTATATAAAAAAGATATAAGTGATGACTCAGCTAAGGTTGCCTATAAATGCCATGATTGAATTCTTAGGTTGCTCAATCTCGTTAGCCGAAATTTAGACAATATATATACATGTTTGGATGTCAGCGCGCAATGCTATCCCCGCCACGCCTGCCCGCTTTGTGCATCGCTTTTCATGCAGTTGCATACCCCTCGAAAAACAGCGCCGCTACTGGCCCTGCGGGGTGTTTGAACGCCTCAGAAATTAATGCAGATCCATGCACGTTATGCATGCATGGCTCTTTTACGGATCAGATAGCGTGAAATCTGGAGGGTGAAGCGCTTTCAAATTTCAGCTGTTGCAGGTAAATAATGCCTTCATAAAGTGAAACCGGTCGCGGCAGCTCGATCATGAAAACGAAATCGTAAGTCCTGCCGAGCCAGAACCCCCCGCCCGCATGTTTAGGCCGCTGGAAGAAAACCCAACCGCCGGAATGGAAGCATTCGAGGTTATCGCCCCGGTAAACTATCTGATAATTTGCGTCACTTCCCGCCATTTACTAACGCCTCGCAATGCTCGTTGTTCAACCGTGCCGCCGCCAAAATCGAGATTTTGGCATCAGCACGGTTATCAATGCAGCCAGCTGTCATCTTCCCAGACGTTCTGAAGCAGATCATTTAGCCTGCACCAGTCTTCATCAACATTTACACCGGGCATTTCGATTTTGGTGTAACTGCCCTGGCGCACCTGTACTACTGCATCAGGAAATAGCGCGGTCACTCGTTTATTTACTTCTTCCCGGAAAGCCTCTACCAACGATTGACTGATTTTTTGATTCTTATCGAGTGTGATTTCAATACGCATAACTTTGAAACCTCGATTTTACTTATCAAGCGGCACAGCCGAAAAGACGACCGAAAACTGCTGATTGGCCATTGAGGTGTTACGCGCTATTTCTGCGATGAGATTCAAGGCGATCACCCTGTCCTGGTCCCTGCAGATCCCCTCAGAAGTAAGCCGCGCAATCAATTCTACCCGCTCAAGCATCACTCGCTCTTTTAAACCGTTATCCATGTGCCCTCCCCACTAAACCACTGTCTATTTATACAGTAGCACAGCACTTACAGGTTGAGAAAGAAAAATGTCCCAGCCAATTTAATTTTTTATCTAGCTGATAAGGAAGATTTTTATCTACGCCTCATCTCAAAAATCGGCTTGTCGGGAAACTAAATGATCTGATTGTCTGCTACTAAAGAATTTCAAGCTGCAGGCCATCATTTTTCGCTTTTTGTACGGTGTTTTTCTGCTAAACGGTTAAACCGTTCTAATACGGAAACACTCTTCTGCTCCAGTATTGGGCGGGCCAGCTCACCATCAGGCAGGCTGCGGAAAAAATGACCGCCGATTTTAGTCTGCGTGCCACCGATCAGACGCACGGCCAGCCCGCGGCTGATGGTTTCACCGCTTAAATCTCTCACCTGGCTTATTAATTTTTCGCACGCAGCTTCGATTTTGTCCGACCGCCTCAGCCTCAGATGCCGCTTTTCTGGTTTTTCCGCTCTTATCCGACTTAAAAGCCGCCGCCGCTCCTTCCTGCTCATGCCGTCCAGGTCGATTTTTGCGTAACTTTCCGGCGGATTCGAATCCCCAGATCTCAAACCTCCCGTACAGTTATTGACAGAACTCCGAGAGGACGCGGACGCGTCCTTAAATTCAAAACCCAAATCAACGGCGCGTTTCGGCACAATCTTCCACTGAGCGAGGCGGGTTAAGATCGGGGTGTCGTCGCCTACTTCAGTTGCATAGACGCCCTTAATGCGCACAGTTTGCTCTCCATACTCGTTCACATCTTCGCTTGCCTGATACCAGGTGCGCACGGCCAGCTCGTCGCGGCGCACGAACGGCCCGCCCTGTGCGTTAACGTATCCGGCCCAGTCTCCCGCATCGGCGGCGTCATGCGCGGCCGCAAATTCAATGCTCAGGCCGTGTGCGGTTTCGCTGTCTGCCATGCGGCGCAGCTCGCGGTAAACCGTGACCGGCGCACCGCCCACAAACTGAAATTGGCGGATGTGCCAGCGTGCCGCCCAGGCAGAAACGGCCGAGGCGGTTTCCTTAAGGTCTTTGCCGCTTTCGTCGTCTGTCTCACCGTCCAGCGCATAGCCGTCGATATTTTTGGAAATGTATTTAGCAACGTAACCCGTCGCGCTGCCCTTCTCCGGATCGATAGCCTCGGCGTGAAAACGGGCCTTACGTGCCTTGTCGGTAGTCAGCTCGCTGCCGTCTTCCTGCCAGGCGTAGTCGCGCATAATCTCGCGCACGCGCTCAGCCTGCTCCGGGCGCATAAACATCAGCATATGCCAGTGCGGGGTTGCATCGTGATGAGGCTCGGCAACACGAATCCCAAAAATACGGATTTCTTCGCGGTGCAGCTTTGCCCGGATTTTCTGCCAGACGCTGCAGAGATAACGCTGCGTATCGGCAGGGCTGGCACCGTTCCATTTGCGGTTACGATGCCCGGTTTTGATTGTGGCGTGATAGCGCGCGGGGGCGGTCAGCGTGTAGAACTCGCCGATAAAACCCATTTCGTTGCAGATGTTTTCAAATCCGCGAATGCGGGTCATCAGCTCACAGCGACGGATCGCCGGATTGGCTACACTGCCGTCGTACTTCTCGATCAGGCTGATGCGGTTGCCTTCCTCGTCTTCCAGCTCCATTCCCTTCAA